GAAAAGATATTTTCCCCTTATGATTCCACTAATGCTTACGGTGCAATAAAAGAATTACTTGAAAACGGAGTTGTTCCAACTAACAGAAATATTGGATTGCTTGAGGATGTGTTTGGTGGAGGAGTAGCTGATGAGTTGATAACACGTAGAGAAGGAGTAATAGGCAGGTCAGGGTTTACTCCACGAGAATTAATTCTTGACATTATTAATATGCCACGTGCAAACATCTCATCTTTTGATTTGTCGTTCTTATTGAGACAGGGTGGAATGATGTTGCCCGGACAACTTAAAGAAGCAACTGCGGCAGCCGAGATAGCCATAAAAGCTATTGCTCCCGGAGGAGAGGGGGTAGCAAGAGTAACGCAACAGGCAATGATGGAGGCTGATAACGGTAAGTTATGGGATAAGTATGTTGGTAGAGGGGGATTATTTATACATGGTGTGGGTCGTACTGGAAGTTTAGTAGCAAGAGAGGAAGCTTTCCTCTCCTCGTTGGCAAGTAAGGCTTTCCCGTGGGTCAGAGCATCTGAGCGTGGATATGCTACATTCCTGAGTAAGCTGCGGTGGGATGTGTTGGATGACATGGTAAAGAAGTATGAGGTAACGCTTGGGAGAGAGCTTGACGCTAGCAATCTTGATGACTTAGAGATTATTAAGGGAATGTCATCTTACATAAACTCCGCAACGGGTCGAGGCCCAATGTTGGAGAAGGGCGCTGATACTATTAGTGCAATAATGAATGCAATGCTGTTCTCTCCAAGATTGTTTACGTCCAGGCTTGCTGCGCCTGTACAGGCTATTAGGCAGATGACAGGTATACGCCCGATAGCAGGTGGACGGGCAGTTTTTGAAGGGCGTCCAATTAATGAAGTTATTGCAGAACTTTATCCACGGGCTGTACAGGGAGATGAAGCGGCAAGAAATGCCTACAAGCAGATGAGCCGAACTGTTACAAAACAGATGGCAGCATGGTTTGGAGCAGGTATGACAATTATGGCTCTTGCTAAAGGGGCGCAGGCATCAGGAGTGCCGATTGAAGTAGGTACAGACTGGCGGTCATCTGACTTTGGAAAGGTAAAGATTGGAAAGACACGTGTTGATATATGGTCTGGGTATACCCAGATAGCAAGGGCTATAGGACAACTCAAGGAAGGGGAAAGTAAGTCAGCACAGACAGGACAGGTCAGACCAGTATCTCCAATAGATGTCCTATTTGCTTTTACCAGGTCTAAGTTTGCACCATCAGTAGGAATAGTAAGTGATTACAATGTATTTGGTTTACCCGGTATGGGAGAGAGATGGGGTAAGGGTACAGGGTTCTTTGGTGAGGATAGAGATATTTTAGAAGATGCGAAAAGGTTACCTCTACGGTTTAGTAACAATATTCCTATGTTGGATGAACAGAGTTTCTGGACACAGTTTATGGGACCGCTTGTGTTGCGTGACCTTGGTGATGCCATAGATGAATACATGCAACCTACATTGCCAAACGAGGTATTAAATAAAGTAGATGAGACAGGCAAGGAACCACCTGGGCTTGTCAGGCAGTGGGCAGAAAACGCGGGGGCTGTTACTGCAGGATTGGGCGTTGGGGCAGCAGCAGCGGCAGGTTTAGGTATTACTACTTATACAACCAGGGATGAAATGGCACAGGAGTTTACTAAGGATTTACCCGGCGGACCTTATAAGTATTTACAGCTACAGCCATTTGAACAGGATATGGTAGATGAAATGGCAGAAGCTCGTGAGGCTGAGTCTGGGGTTACACGTACACAGGGGATAGGGCCAAGGCTTGATGCAAGTGAAGCTAACGAATTACAGCAATATGAAAGCCTTGCATTAAGAGCCAGTGAAATGAAGTCCAGTGATGTACGTAATGAATACTATGATATTAAGAACAGGTTCCGTATCAGGCGTAACCAGATGCTTGAGGATGAGTTTGGAGCGAGGGATGAAGAGGAGTTACAACGGTTACGTGAGGAAGGGATGGGGCCGGTACGGCAGTTGGTTGAGGAGTTATATACCTTACAACGTAAAGCAGAAACTCGTAAGGGTGATGACCTTAACTATGAAGAATATGAATCAATATTAAATGACTGGGAAACCAGGATGACCCGGCCAGGTTATCCGTTGGGTGACGCGGCAGTAATAATGGTAAGGATGAATGCACATCGTACAGATTTGCCAGAAGAAGTGTTACGAAGATTGTCTAAAATGTCACAGTTACGTTATAGGACAGCACGGGAGTTAAGGGAACGATACAGGCGTGGAGAACTACGAAATGAATTGTACGGACAATAGTGATTGTGTATACTCAAATGGAATGGAGGTAACTTATGGTAACTGAAAGAGCGGATATGCCAGAACAGGGAGATACTCCTGCTGTAGAGACACAGGGTATTACGGACCTGACCCCACAGGGACAGGATTCACCTAATTTTGGTGTAGTGGACGATGCTCCCGTAGAACAAACAGCTACTCCTGTAGCAGATGATAGTGGGACGCAGGTTCCTGTAGAAGGACAGGCTCCGCCTGTTCCAACAGAACAACCTGTGAATCAGGAACAGGCGAAGACAGAGCCGTCTGAACAGATTCCCCCACAGGACTTTACTCAATTAAAAGATGAAGTCAGAAAGCAACAGGAACAGCTACAGTACTACAACCAGTTGGAACAACGTGCCACGATACAGAACCAGGCACAACAGTACCAACAACAGTTACAACAACAGGGTTACTTACCAGAACAGGCGCAACAAATAGCACAGCAACGGGCTGCCCGTGTTACTGAATCGTTGCAAATGGAACAGCAGGCTGAAAATTACAGAATGTTTCGGGAAGGGCAGAGAAATGCTGCCGTTCACTATGCTAAAGAATATCAGTTGGGAATTGATGACCTTGCGGCTCTTGAAAAGTTTAATACTCCACAAGAGATGGAAAAGGAAGCTGCGGATATGGCTAAGTACCGTGGTTTAGCGGCAGAGAATGCACTACTAAAACAACAACAGGTACCATCACAGCAGTTAGACAATAACCAACCGTCACCTTCTGCAACTGGAAACGAAGACCAGTTACTGGACAGGTATATAGGTGGTGACCGAAGTCCTGAAGCAGTATCAGCCGCTCAAAGATTATTGAATTTATCATAACTCTAACAGGGGGTTGAGATGGCGCAGACAGCTACAACAGGGAATCTTGAGAATGCGCAACGCATTATCATAGCTTCCGCAAGATATACAGAGGAGCATAACGCTCCTGCATTGGCGCTTATAGAATCATTTACCCTGCCACGGGGAGCCAAACAGGTAACGGTTCCAAAGGTAGGGCAGATGACTATGAGTGACTTGACTGACGGTCAAGACATAATTGACGAGGAAGATATAGGAATGACTACGGTAGACCTTACGGCATCAGAGGTAGGAGCCAAGGTTATTCTTACTGACAAACTCGTCAGGCAATCAGCACCAAATGTTATGTCCATAGTAGGACGGCAGCTTGGTGATGGTATGGCCCGAAAGAAAGACACAGATGTACATGCTTTGTATTCTGGTCTGAATGGTGGAACAACACTTGGTGTTGCGGGTGGAGCAGTAACACTGGCTAAGATTGCCGGTGCAATTGCTTATACTAAAGCTAACAAGTTTGGTTCTCAGGTATACATTCTTCATCACCCTAATGCGGTATACCAGATAGCTGCTACTGCTGTAACAGCATCTACTACATATCCTGTACCAAAGGGATGGACAGAAGATTTGCTTGGTGATTTCTTTAGTGGATTACGACCACTAAATGGAGTTCCAATATTTGAAGATGGAAACCTTTCAGTGGATAGCAGTGACGATGCTATTGGTGTTATAGCCGATAAGTCCGCACTTGCTGTACTGAAGTCTGTAGATACCAGGACTGAGAGGCAAAGAGACGCTTCTCTCAGGGCTACAGAACTTGTCATAACCAGCGACTACGGGGTATTTGAATTAGATGACAGCAGAGGAGCGCCACTTACTTACGATGCTTCTGCACCTGCAACAAGCTAGTTTAGACAAGAAAACTTATGGGGGATAAATGGTTAATTTAAGCGACAGGCAGAGAACAAGGAACGAGCTGGTATCTATAGGGTATTCCTGGGACTACATTGATGAGTGGCAACCCAAGACAACACTGTACCGCCATGCTCCTGGTCTGAATGTTGACGGAAATGAGGTTTTCCCGGTTGGTTCATCCGTAGAAGGTGTGCCGGGAAGTCCTGATTATGTATTAAAGAAAGCCAGGATAGGAATGTTCCCATCCCCCCCTAGTGATACCTGTACATGCAGATGGTGTACAGGAAGAAAGATGGAAAAGCAGAAAGCTGAAGAGGTAGCGGAAGAGTACCGTTGTGATGAACAGGATTGTAATTTCTTTGCAGTCAGTGAATCACATTCAGGGAAACTCTCAAGTCTCAGAATGCATAAGCGGAGCGTTCACAAATAAGTATTTACTGTAACTGTAACGATTGACCGTGGTTACGGTAGATGATTATATATAACGGACAATCGCAGGGCTTAGAACCTGCTCAAATAAGTAACCTTTAAGGAGGTTAGATATGGCATTCCCCCTAAGTGTAAATTTATCTTATGGACAAGAGAAAGCAGAGACTTCTGACCAGAGACAGAAGTTAGGTACTAGAGCATCTACTCCAGACGGCAGAGTATTTTACTATGCCAGAAATGGCAGTGCTGCTATTACAACAGCAGGAATGATAGTGGACGCAGCAGCAGCTTTTGCTATAGCTGCTCACGACATGGATGTTCCTGCTAACGCAAATGCTGTTGGGACAACAGCCGTGAGTGTAGAGGTTCCTACTACTGACTTAACAAAAGACCAGTATGCAGATGGATACTTGATATTCAATGATGGACCGGGAGAAGGTGAGGTATATAGAATTAAGTCTCACCCTAAACATGATGCGTCTGATGACAACACTGTAATAATTACTATTGATGAACCTGATGGATTACGAACTGCTACTACGACTTCATCGCTTTTTGGCATATTTGTGAATCCTTATTCAGCAGTAAAAGTCATTGGCGGTGACGGCACTATGGAAACTGGAGCGTTGGGTGTTACTACAATACCTATGACTGCCAATTACTATGGATGGATACAGACCGCAGGTATAGGTAGCGTAGCTATTGGTGCAGCAGTTGGTATAGTTGGCGATGCTCTACAAATATCTCAGGCATCAGGTGAGGATGGAAGAGCAGAACTCTACGACCTTTCTGGTGAAGATGACCTACAGTCAATAGGTACTGCAATTGGGATTCCTTCTGTAGATACAGACAAACAAGCGTGCCTTCTTACTATTAGGTATTAATGACACTGAATCCGCAGGAACTAGACTTATGGGTCCCGGAGGGAGTAACGCATAGCGCTACTCACGTAGCGGGGCGTAATGCTGAAACTGGTGAACCGATATACGAGTACACATTTAAGGTACACGATGAGGTGACTGGTAGAAGCCATAAGTTCCAGGTTCTTGCGGATGATACTACCTCCGCGGCTCACGTTGAGGAGATGGTAGGTAACGCAATGGAGAGTTGGCTTGTTGAGGTTAGGAGAAAACACAGCAAGCCAGCTCCTACGCCAGAACAACGCAAGGAAATTGGCAAGATATTAAACGAAATCAAAAATTATGCAGGGCGGCGCAGTGACAGTAGTAATAATAAACTGTATTACTCAGGCACAAAGCGCTGAAAGGACACAAAGTGACAACTCAACCAACAGAGATTTCAATTACTGAAAACGATATAAGAGCAGCATTACAGCAGAAGGTAAATCAAGTTACTAACCTTGAGTTACAACTGGCTACTCTTAGTAGAGTTCTTGGTGAAAGAGATAGTAGAATAGAAGAACTTGAGAAGC